GGCCGGTGATGTCCTCGGTGCTGCCATCCTGGTACATCGCCATGATGACCAGCCCGGTGTAATCCATGTAGTTCCCTTCGATGTAGTCCCGCTTCTCCGGGAGCGTTGCGATATAGATGTAGCGCAGCTTCTTCTCGTCCAGGTCATCGGCGGCGAGCCCCTGTCCCATCAGGTAGCCCCGCGCTTCCCCGGCTGTGATGTCCATCTTTGCGCCTTCCATCCTGATCCACACCTGGAAGTCCCCGTCAAGGGTGTCCTCAGCCACGTCCCAGAAATACTGGAGGTGGAGCAGGTGCGTCCCGCCGGTTTCCATCTGGACGGGATGATACTCGGTGACTTCCTCGCCGTTGATGTAGTAGGTCACGACAATGGTGGCTTCTTTCGGAATCACGATGACAGGCTTGTCATCCTGAGAATCGTCACCGCCTGAGTCATCCCCGGAGGGTGTATCTCCGCCTCCGCTATCGTCTGACGGAGTATCGTTTCCCGTGCTGTCCCCGTCTGGTGTATCTCCGTTGGTACTGTCGCCGGACTCAGCGCCGCTGTCACCCGGACTATCCGCGCCGACGCTGTCCCCGGAAGGCTCCGGGTCAGGGTCAGGCTGGGGCTGGGGATCGGGGTCAGGCTGGGGCTGGGGATCGGGGTCAGGCTGGGGCTGGGGATCGGGGTCAGGCTGCGGATCAGGTTCCGGCTCCGGTTCGGGCTGGGGTTCCGGCGTCAGGGTGATGAGGTGCTTTATCTCGCCGTGGAAAACCACGGACGCGCCTTCCCGCGCCGTATAGTCCAGGTCGACCACCATGCGCCCGCGCTTGTCCTCCACCAGCACGTCCACCACGCTCACAAAGAAGTAGAACTGTATGGCGGTTTCGCTGACCGTGGAGAGAAGCCCTGAGATATCCTTGTCTGACTTGGACTTTGCGCTGGCGTAGGCGGGGTCTTCTCCCGCGCCCTGCATCTCGTACTTCTCATTGAAGCTGAACACATACTTGGTGATGCAGGACAGGCTCCCGTCCGCAAGGCCGTCCGTGAACCGCAGGCAGTCGCCCAGGTCGTAGGCGGGGTTGCCGATTGCCGTCACCCGGAAAGGCACATACTGAATGGCAAGCAGGGCTTCCAGAACAGTCCGGCGCCTTGCCGCCGCGTCACCCGCGCCGCGCTGGAGGAAGGGATTGGAGCCGAGGTTGTAGGTCAGCCCATCGTCCGGCGAGACGTTAATATACATGGTTTTCTGCAGGGAAAGGTCCACGCAGGAAAGCCCGGTGTACCTTGTGGTGTAATCCGAGAAGGACGCGCCGGAGAAGCGATGCTCCGTGTCCAGCACGTCAACCGGCTCCTGGGTGTATTTGCGGAAGACCAGTCCTCCGGCGCGGTCGATGGTGGCAAAGCATCCCATCGCCTGGGAGAGCCAGCCGATGAAATCCCGCCAGGTGTCGATATTGTCCGTGGTATACACGGAGAGGGTCTCCGTCCCGTTGGGCAGGGCTTCCACCTGTTCCCGCGTCATGCCAAGCGGCACACCGCAGCGGTCGCAGGCGTTTTCCATCAGGTCATAGGGCTGCCCCTTGGCGTTGCCGCCGCCGTAGTTGCGGTCGAAGTCAGCCATGTGGTCGTAGGCTTTCACCACGATGCCGCTGGCGGTCCATTCCGCCTCCGCGACCACGAACACACCAAGCGGGATGTCCTCAAAGGTTCCGTCCGCCAGCTTCAGCCCAAGGGACGGGCAGATTTCAAGAGCCTGCCACTGATAGCGGTCGATGCCCATGTTCATGAAGGTGGCGTTCAGTTCCCCGATATAGACCTGCCCGATCTCCACGGCATCGGAGCCGCTGCACTGGTTCGTGACGGAAAAAGAACCCTTCAGGATGTTGGCTTCCGTGAAGGGCCTGTTCCCGGCTGTCCCGGTCAGGCGGAATGTCTGCACCTTGCCGTGCATGGCCTTCCGGTATTCTTCGCTTACTGCGTACATAGCTGCCTCCTTAAATGGCGGCGAGCGCGTCCTCCAGGTCGGAAGTCAGCGTCACCGCGCCGCCGCTTGTGTACCCGGTGGCAATCGCCACGCTGCTCTCGGTGAGCGGGTCGAAGGTCGCGGCAATCGCGCCGTTGACCGGGATGGTACCGGCAACGGTCTGGCCGGTAGAGTCAATGATGACCTTGTTCGCCAGAACGTCCCCCGCAGTCGCCGTCACGCTGGTCACATCCTGATAAGCCGCCGGGATAGCGGCGACGGTTACGCTGGAAAGACCGTACTTGCCAGCGTCGGGCGTCACATTCTGTTCGCTCTTGGTGGGCGTTACGCTCTTGGCCTGCAGCTGGTAGTTGCCGCCGCCAGCCACGCCGCGCACCGTGCCGGAGCCGTTGTGGTAGCCCTGGGGAATGGTGTACGTCTGGCCCTCCTGGACTTCCGCGTCCACAGCCCCGCGGTTCTGCAGGCTTGCGATGGCGGCGGCAAGCGCGTCAAGGTTGTCGCCCGCCTGCGCCTGCCCCCACTCGATCAGGGTGTTGCGGATAGTGTTGCGGTCAGTCTGTATCCTGCTGATTTCGGTTGCTACGCTCATGGATCATTCCTCCTTACGTCCATTTCTCCGTGCGGTTGTAGACATAGCTGCCCAGACCGCTGGCGCCGATATTGTCCTTGGCAACGATGATGTAGCCGTCTTCGTCTGCCGTGTACGTCACGTTCGCAAATGCCGCCGGATTATTCAGGTTCCTGATATTTGTTCCGGCCACCGTTGACGTTGTCTGCGTCACATCCTGGGTCGTGAACATGACGCGGAAACGGGTGCCGACGGTACCGCCGAGACCGATAAAATATGAACAGCCAGCCTTTACGCGGTAAATATCCACATATGTCTGGGTAGGGTTTTCATATATCCAGCTGCCGTTGCTGACATAGCCGGAGTTATAGTCGTAAACATACGGTTCCTCGCGTCCGCACCTGACGGCGTTCGTCACCGCGCCGGAGCCGTTGTGGTAGCCCTGGGGGATGGTGTATGTCTGGCCTTCCTCCAAAGCCTCCGTCACCGCTCCGCAGTTTGGCAGCGCGGCAAGGACGGCGGCAAGCTCGTCTATGGAATCGTCCGCCTGCGCCACGCCCCATGCAAGGAGCGTGTTCCGGATGGCATTGCGGGCAGCCAGTATTCTGGTCACTTCGTTTGATACGCTCATAGGCGTTCCCTCCTCAGATGGTGTGAAGCAGGGCTTCGATGTTCCCGACCTGCACCTGCACGGCTGCGGAGGTCACGGGTCGGTTGTCGCCTGCCGCCACCTGATCCGAGGCGTCCACGGAAACTGTCCGGGTGTTGGGGTCATATTTCAGGCCGTAGCCGAAACGGTACTGCTCCGAGGGAATCACGGTGGTTCCCTCGAAGTCCGCGGACAGTTCCTCCCCGTTCTGGAATACGGCGTCCAGTTCCGGGCTTTCCTCGAATACGGCATACAGCGTCATGGCGAAATCTCCCCGTCCTTCAGGATGTCGCCGACCTCGACAGCCATGATGTTGCTGGCTCCGGCTGTCCCGTCCGGGAAGACATAGCGGATCTGGATGCGCACCTTCTCGGTCGCCGCAAAACCGAGCGTGTCCCTCTGGGAGAGCCGTGTCACAACAGCCTCCGCGGAAACGTCCAGGTCCTCACCCGTTTTCTCCAAGACGGTCTTCCCGCGCTGCGAATAGGTCACGAACACGGTCGCCCCGGTCAGGTCGATATTGGTTTTGAATGTGTTGGTCGGAGTGGTTCCCCGTTTCACGTCATCCACCTCCTCTGCGTCAAAATTCCTCCAGTTTGAAGGAAACCGTCCACAGGCCGTCCGTGCCGCGGTTCCATTCGGAATGTTCCGCTGGCGCGGCTTTGAAAGAGCGCAGCCGCATGGAGCGGTTCCTGTATGCGTGTGTCTCCAGGTCGTACAGGCTGACGGTCACGGAATCCCGCCTGCTCCAGGCTTTGAACTTCCCTGCCCAGAGGGAGGAACACTGAAAAGACGCGGAGACGGACAGCTTGTCATAGCGCGTGACGATGACCTGGTCCGTTCCCGCCTCCGTTTCATTGACGTTCTCCACCACGGCGGATTCCTCTTCCCAGGAGGAGGGAGTGAATATAGCCTCCCCGTCAAACCTGATAGGATAGTCTTTCAGCATTTATCTCCCTCCCGATCTGTAGCTTGCCGCCTTGTTCGCCTTGACCACGATTTCCTCGATCCGCTCCGAGCCGATATACACGGGGATAACGGTATCCCCGGCGGCCCCGCCCTTTATCCCGGACAGGCTCTCCCGGATAGCGGAAAGGACATCCGCCATGCCGGAGCCTCCCGCAGCGGAGCCGACGCCCGCCGCCTCGACCGTGGGGCTGAGGACCATGTCCCCGGCCACATCGTTCATGGCGTCCTTAATCATGCCCCGGCTTTTCTCGATGCCCTTTGCCAGCCCTCCGATGAAGTCCGGCATCCAGCTTTCGTAATCGGTCAGCGGACCCTCGTCAGGGACGGAGAAGTGAAGCACCGAGCGGATGGCGTCCGCCACGCTGGTGACGGCGTTGGAAACCGCGCTGATGCAGTTCTTGATGCCGTTCACGATGCCCATGATGAGGTCGCGCCCCCAGCCGAAAGCCTGGGAGATCAGGTTGCGGATAAAGCTGACCACGTTGTTGAAGCCCTGCCGCACCGCGTTCATCACGTTCGTCATGGCGGAGCGGATGGAACTGACGATGTTGTTGAAAATCTGCGATACCGAGTTTTTGATGTTGTTCAGCACCGTCGTGACCGTGGATTTCACATTGTTCCAGACAGTGGAGAAGGTCGTCTTCACCGCGTTCAGCGCCGTGGATACCACGGACTTTATGGCGTTCAGCACATTCGTGATG